AAACAGAAGCGTAAGGCTTGTAGTTTTCTATCTTGGCTTTAAAGAAGTCTTCTAGGTTGTAGGTCTTCTTAATTTCTTTGATTAGATTGTACTTTGCTTTACTTAGTGTTTCGTGACTTAGCTTCTTATACTGCTCTAAAATAGTAGAAATAAGAATCTCGGCCTTGGCTTCTGAAAGTTTTGGGCTGGTTACGAATGCACTGTACAGACTATACTCTTTTCCCAATTCAGTATTGGTAAAGTGCTTTTTAAGTATTTTGACAGCTTTAGAGTCCTGATTGTTCAAAAGGTCTGAAGTTGTCTGTCTTACTAAAAGTTCAAATAAAATACCGGTGTTACGATATTTCGAATGTTTAATTGCCATAGCTATTTTGATCGGCTTGCTAATAAATATCTAAATATTCTAATCTAGATTGTCAATAATGTTGTCTTCGCTTAATAGGTCAGATTGTTCAAAAAGCTGCGTTTTTCTAATGTTTTGCTTTTCAAACATCTTTTCTATTGAGTTTTTGTTCTGAAAATAGATTGCTTTAGTGCTTTCCATGTTCAAAGCGCCTCCTTTAAAACTGACTCCTGTCTTATCTTCTTTGGTTTCTGCATTCTGAGTAGCCATATCGTAAACTCCGCTTCTGCCAAATGGAGATTCGTCAGTTCCGTATATAGATTTGTACTTTTGAGGTCTTCCTGGAACCTTCATTGGCTCTTTAGGGTCTGTCTCGTCGTAGCCTCTAGGAACGTCTAAAGATCCGTCACCTTTGCCTCCGTAAAGACTAGCAATCTGATGAGGAGTACCAAATGCTTGGCCTGTTTCTGCTGGATCGTTTCCTTCCTCGGAGATTTGTTTGTATCTAAATTTACGCTTTTGATCCTCAACAATAAGGTCATCAAGCTCATTAAATTCGTCCTCGGAGATATTAAATACGTTCTTCCATATGTAATCTCTAGGTAAAGAAGCGTTTTCAACTGCTTGATTTGCAAGGTCAATCTTCTCTTTCATCATAGCAATTCTCTCTTGCTCGTATATGATGGAAGGATTTGTCAAGTGAATATCGAAGTTGGTTATAGACTCGTTGGTGTATCCATGAGCGTACAAGTGAACCAACGCAACTTTCTTTAATTCTGATACAATGATTCTTTGAATTCTTTCAATTGTTCTAGCAAAACGAATGTCTTCTGCTGCTAGCGTTGCTTTACCGGTCAAGTCTTTTTCGTATCCCATGAATGCTTTAGGCACCTTTAGAGCAGCAAATAGTTTCTCTCTAAAGTATTGAACGTCTTCGATAGCGTTGTACTCAAGACCTTTTGCAGTATCAATTCTAGTAGATTGATCGTTGCCTCTAACTGGGATAAAGAAGTCCTCCAATAAGTTCTGTTGGTTGAACTTCATGTTGTATTGACCAGTTTGAGCGTCGATAAGAGAAGTCTTCTTCATCTTGCCGATCATACGTTGAATGTAGTTCTCAACCTCGTTTGGTGGGATGGCTCCCACGTTAACGTAGAACGTTCTTCTTTCTGGGGCACGAGTAATTCTATGAATCAACATCGCGTCTTCGATTAAAGTGTATTGTTTGAATAGTTTTCTAGCGGGTTCCAAATAAGATCTACCGTATGGTAAATAGTTAACGTCGCCCAAGAATCTAAAGTGAGCCATTTCGTACAAATCAAACCAAATTCCTGGATCTTGATTGTTGTAAGCCGAAGTGTATCCTGTTGTAGAACTGATAGCCGCGTTAGGATCGAATTTGAATCTTACCTCGTTTGGATTTTTAGGGTTAAAGCCTTCCTGTCTAACGATATTGTAAGCCGAAAATGGAATTACGTTGTAAACTCCGTACTTCTCTGCTATCTCCAATTTTAAATAGAAATCACCGTATTTACACATGTTTCTAATCCAAGACCATAGATTAAATTCTATGTTCATTACCGAGTAGAATAGGTTTTCTAGTATGTTTTGAATGTTTTCGTCTGCAGAAGTAATGTGTAATACTTGACCTTGATCGTTCTTTAAAGTACACTCATCTGCGATAATATCCAAAGCAGAAGCGATGATGGCATCAGTGTCCATTGCATCGTAATCAGCGTATATTTGTACACGAGACGATTGGTAATTCTGCGCTAGATTTAGATTAACTCCATAAGCAGTAGACGTAGTGTATACCTTGTGGAATCTATCGATTAACGAGTTAGTTTGAATTACACCAGAAGTCTGGATGTGCTCTGTATCTATTACGCTTAAGTTCTTACCTCCAGAATCTCTGATAATGACATCAGTGGAGAATAGTCTTCTTAGTGCCGAAAATAGATTGTCTTGTTTGTTCTCTGCCATATTATATTGTTATAAAAGCCAAGTTAAATCTTGTTGTTCTTGTCCCATGGGAGTTACTATCTCTTGTTTCCATGGATTTTGACCATAATTAGTATAAGATTGATACATCGGGCTATCGTCTCCCGCTTTTGTATACGCATTTAAAGTAGCGTGAGTTAAACTTTCTGCCGTTCTTCTAAATCTCAAAGAAGTTTCTCTCAAATACATAGCGATCGCGAAAGCCATGACCAAGTCATCGTTGTATCCTGACATGGCCTGTTGCTTACCGTTCTTCCATATAAATACGCGAAGCTCCTCTAATAATCTAATCGATCTTATAACTACCGTTTTGGTTTCAATAAAATCTCTCATCTTTTCTAGTACCGAAGGCCTAACCTTGGTGCTCATGGTGAATCCTGGTACCAAAGTAGAGTTTCCGTAATGCACTTGCAAATAGCTGTTTAGGTCCGCGTTACTGTCAGATCTGTGACTAAAGTGTATATTGGAATAGCCGCTCTCTACCACGCCTTGAACTACGTCCCAACCTATATTTGCGTTTTCAATTACCAATAAGGCTTGATTGTATCTGGTTGCTATTGCTATCAACTCGTTGGCAAACACCCTGGTATCTGTCTGGGCTTTAAATTCAGCTACTTGTGTTAATGTCTCTGTATCTATAACGTGATATGCAGAGTAGTCCATTGAGTCTCCCCTCGCTACGTCCGCTACTACCATATAGTACGTGGTGGGCTTGGGATATTCCCAAATCCAAAGTGCTTTTTCTTGGCCTTCTCTATTGAGTGGCTCGGATATCATATTTGCCTCGTACCAAGTTAAAATTTCTGGAGGAATTACGGTATTACCTGAAGTTGCAAAGTCACAATCGCACTCTTGAGCAGCCATTCTAATTCCCAAATCCATGTCTTGCTTGTCTCTCCAGTCTTGTGCTCTTTCAGGGTGGACATTCCAAGGTAACGAAATAGGTAGAAAACTATTCTTTTGTAATTGTGCGTCTGTGTAAGATTTGTGGAACCAGTTACCAACACCGTTAGGAGTAGATAGCGCTATACATCCACCTCCAGTTGCCAAGGTCATCTTAGCAGCTGTGTAGATGGTTTCAATATTATCGATAAACGCGGCCTCATCAATCACTAGCAAAGATACGGCTTCCGAACGACCTGCGTCACCGGCTGCCGATACAGCTTTGATTTGAGAACCATTCGTTAGTCTTAAACTTAATGCGTTGTTAGAAGTTGCTGCGGCTCCAATCTTCATCCAGTTTGGAAGGTTATCGTAAGCAAATCTAACTTTTGTAACCATGTTCTTTGCAGTGTCCTGCTTGGTTGCAATTACAAGAACGTTCTTATCTTTTGAAAATATCATCAACCACAAAGAGTAAGCGGACACTAGAGTAGAAATACCCAACTGTCTTGACTTATTGATTATGGATTCGGGGTACTTTTGAAATAAGGTTAAAACTTTTTCTTGAAACGGATAAAGATCGAACAACATTCTGCCTCTTTGAGGATGCTGGATCATGTAGTACTTCTTCATAAAATACACGGGATCTTTTGAGCAGGTTATAAACTCGTGCTTAATTCTTTCTTTTATATCGATCTGACTGTCTGCCATTATTTATGCGTTACTGCAAGGCCTAGAATCAAGAAACCCATTCCAAATTTAGTAAGCTTATTGATTTTATTTTTTCTATCCAATTTTTTAATGTCTCCTTTCAAGCCTTCAACCATAATTTTGTAGTTGTCTTGTTGTTGAACTTGCTTTTGTATGATTGATTCGTAGTTGCCCTCTTTAGTTCTTAAGGTTACAATTACTTTATCTTTACCATTTACAGTAGATTCTAAGTTGGTGATTAAACTGTCTTGATTTAAAACGATATTCTTAGTTCTGTCGAAATCAATCAAATCAACTACTACTGCTTTTGAAACTGGCACTGGTAATATGGTTGTGTCCTTTGTTTCTACTTTGTATTGCTCTGCGTATCGAACAACAAAAAAGCTGTCTATCTCGTGAGGTCTCATTTTAGCTGCAGCCTCTAACTCTGATTTGTCTTCTTTTAAAGCTTTAATATTGTCTTTTAAAATGTTCGCTTTAACAGTTAATACTTTGTTCTTGTACTCTTCGTCAATGATAGCGGTTTCTAAGCTATCGTTCTGACCGTGTAAAGAATCAATGTGAACGGCCAAAGAATCTATCGTGTTTTCGTAAGACTCTGTTTTAAATCTAACACTATCGAATTCTTTAACAAGTAACCAAATGCCTGCCAATAAAAATAAGACGATAACGCCTTTAATTGCTATTTTCATAGTTTTCTAGTTTTCTAATAAATATGCCACTAAGCCTCTTCTGCCACAGAGTCGTAGATGCGCTTTTTACTAATTAATAAAAATTGAGAATGAGGCATTCTAAGTCCATTTATGTAATACTCCTCCTTGCCATCAGCATAAATCATTGCTGGTCCTTTTAAATTGTGAGGTTTTCTATTCTGTCCAGGATCTTGAATGTAGTGAATTGTGATGCCATCGATAGTTTTCATGACACCGTACGTAATCTTTTTCATATAACCAATTTAATAAATTTTCTTGATACTTTTTAACTAAAGTCTATGGTAGTCAATTATTTAGTTAAAGAGAAACCTAATTTGCTACTTGTTGGATTTAGCGTGCTTAAGCTTGGAATATCGAATTTAAAACTGGCGTTTGGATCGTTGAATGATCTAACATCAAAGCCCATGCTACCTCCATCTTTTAAGTCAAAAGTTAAGTACATTTGTTTAACTCCAGTTTTTGAAATCATTTCCTTTAAAGCCTGTACAAATTTAGGTTTTGTATTCATTTGATCCGCTACGTAATAAGATAGTGGAGAAGTTATAGCTCCGTAATATCCATTGTCGCCTGTTTTTTTCTTCATTGTATCCCATTCAACTCCTCCAGCTTTTCCTGGATTTCTTTTCATTTCTGCGAAGAGCTTACCGAACTTTTTAAAGAATACATCGTTTTTTTGTTTGGCCGTTTTTGCGTTTGTTTTTACAAAAAGCTTCTTAATATAGTCGTTGATGTCTTGTGATGTTAAACTCTTTGGATCAACTCCTATGATATTACCCAGTGTTTGAATTGCTGGCATATCTTTTGGAAATGCTGAGGCTACACGTATGAAAGCATTAGGACTTGTCTCACTCATCATAGGTAACAATGCTTTGTATAAAGCATATTGATCTTTGTCGCCTTTAATTTGATCTGGTTTAATTGCTTTCAACAAATCAGTTAAAGAAGCTGTTGCGCCTTTCTCGTATTTAGAAGATATTTTGTATCCATCAATGTAGAAGTCAACCAATGGTTCGTTTCCTTTAGGGAAGTTAAGTGATTTTTTAATTCCAACCATTTTACCCAAGAATATTCCTCCAAGAACTTCTCCAAAGTCTTTACCTATTGTATTTTTGTCTTCTTTAGAAATGCCACCCAATGCTTGCGTAGTTTGTTTTGAAAGTGGTACATTTGTTTTACCGCTTCTTAATTTAGATAGACCTAATTTTGAAGTAGGTGTATTATTCGCTGTATCTGTGACCAATCCTGTCAATATTTTTCCTAAGTTTTTATCTTTTTGAACCGCTCTTGTAGTTGCTTGTACTAGACTGTTTAAATCTTTATAATCTCCAGCGATTCCTAATTTAACCGGTGTTAAAGCTTTGAAAGTAACTGTTTTATTCTCTTGACCAGTTTGATTTACTATTAAAACAAAATCTCCTTTTTTGAAATTTTGTGTAGGTTTTGTTACTGTTACTTTTATAGTTGGGTAACTTCCAGATGCAGAATCTTTAGATCCCATCTTTATGTCAGCCATAGTATAGTTGCCTTTGCCCAATACTTTATCTGCGGCCTTAGTAATGCTTTTAGCTGGATCGGTACCTAATTGATATCTTATGTGTGCAGGCTTTTTAGTTCCTTTATCTCCAGGTAGATTCAATCTTTTCATTTCTGAATTGAAAGTAGATCTTAAATCAGGAGTCACCGCTTCTTTAATTAAAGCCTTTAGTATGATTGATTCTGTTAGTGGTTCGTTGTCTGAGTCCTCTTCTTCTGCGGCTGGTGTAGTTTCAACTCCAGTTTGATCTCCGCCTCCGTTATTATTTCCGCCGCTTAAACTGCCATCGTCTTCGCCATCTGGTCTTGTTCCCTCTTCAGCTCCTTCAGGTCCTTTTGTTTTTAATGGACTGCCTTGTTGTAGCAATCTACTGATGCCTTTCATTGCTCTTTCCTTTTCACCGATAGAAGACAAATAATGTCTTTTACCTGATATGATAGCTTCGTATATGCCATCTCCCATATAACTTAAATAGAAATATTGAGTGTTATGTAAAACAATTTTAAAAGTAGTAGGCTTAGGTGACTGAATGAATATAGCAGTAATGTATTCTTTAAAAGCCGGCGTCATTAATTCGCTTAATAACTCGTTCAATGTATGATACTTCTTAAGAATAAAACCCATTGGATCCTTATCGAAAGAGGAATCAGGTTTGTCGTCTTTTGCATTTGCATCTTTTACTTCAGAATCCGTAGTCTCTGTGTCTTCTACTTCCTTCTCGTCGCCTTCGGCTTCTAAAAGAATTGCTTTTAATATGTCTAAGTCTTTATTCATTATGATAACAATGCGTGATATTCTTTGAAATGTTTGATTCTATCAGGTAATCCGATAGTTCCACCGTTTACTCTCTTTGTAATAGAAGTAACTACTGCATCAGTAGCACCGCCATCAGCCATTATGTGTAATTTATTCTTACTAAAAAACCAAGCTGCAGATAATAAAGCATATTTGTCAGCAACCAATGTTGGGTTAGTTGCAATGTCTTCGTTGATTGATTTTCCGAATGCTGTGTAGTTGTCTTTACCGGTTAATTGGATGTAACCGCGACCAC